GTCTAATCGCTGTATTGGGGAGTTCTTTGTATGTTCTATATTTTGACACCGAGGTGATAATCGTTTTCTGCGAAGAACCTTCATAATAATTTGTTTTAATCAAAGAAATAATTTCCTTTTCACTTGCGTGTAAATCTCCGCCTAATTCTAAAAAGTGGTTTAGTTCTCGTTTATGGTTTATAATGGTGCTTTTAGCCAATTGGCTGTCTTTAAGATATTGGAGGAATTGTTCCATTATTATATAATTATATTTTATTTCTCTAAATAGTTTTCCTAAAATATACCAATATTTCTCATAAGTCAAGATATATCAAGTTTACGAGGCCTTCCACGAGGTCTTTTGGGTTCATTTGGGTCTTTTGCTGGGTATAGACGAGGTCTTCCACGGCGGGGTTTAGGTTGTTCAATACACGATGTTGTCTCTATTTTATTTTCTAAATGTTTTAGAATTAGTTGAATTAGTTGTTTATCATTTTCTACATTTAAATTAATAATCATTTATAATTAATAGAGACAAAATAATATTATTTTTTTTTATTCATTGGTTCAAAAAAAGAAGCTATATCTTTTACTTTTCTTTGTTGTAGTGGTTCAGCAGCAGCTTGACTTGGTAAAGGAGCATTCACAGGTGTTGCTGATTGAACTCCACTTTTACGAGGTCTGCCTCTTTTAGGTCTTGCTTGTGCTTGTGGTGGGTCAGGTAAAACAGCTGGAGCAGATTTAGACCTTTTTAAAAATTCACTTCTTAATTGTTCTGCTTGTTGTTCTTGTTGTGCGAATTGTTCGTCTGCTTGACTTGGCAGAGATTGGAAATTATCAGAAGTTTTCCCAGCACGACGGATTGCTGCTTCTCCAGCCATTTGTTCGGCATTAGACGCTTGTACACTAGCACTTAAAGGTGTCGTTGTTACTGGCATAGGTGCTTGGGCAACAATAGGAGAAGAATGATGTTGCATCATCGCTAATAATGGGGTGTAATCTACTTGTGGTGCTGTGACAAAAGTCGGTGCTAAATTATGCAAATGGCTTGGTGGAGGTAGTCCTCCACGACCACTTGATTTACGTGGTTTAGATTTAGAAGTAGAACCAATATTAATAGTTACACGTTGGCTTTGCGATTGAGTAGGTCTAGATTTAGGTGTTTTTGCTTTTCTCTTACGCTTTTTAGGTGGCATATATATTATAGTTTCATAATATATAAGTCTATGTTGTATTTTCGTTTATTTCCATAGGATCAAACTTATTATAGTATTTGTATTGGTTAGTTTCTTTTAAGCTCATATCAATCATTAGAAAGCTAAACTTGTCACTATTATCAAAAACATAATCCATAATTTGCCTCCAATTCTTTTTGTGGAAAGGCATTGTTTCTGCACAAATGGCTTCTTCTTCTAACATATTTTTTGGTCTAAAAGAACAAAAGTGTGACATATTAGCACGAATTCCGGTGGGTAAATCTCTGAACCGTTGTACTAAAATAAAAACACTGGTAAATACATGTCTACGATTTTGTAATAATGAAACTAACTTTTTTTCAGCACCAGCACTCTTACGAAGTTGTGCACCAATGTCATCTAATATCAATACACTATGTTCTTCATTATCTCTATTTGCTTCAACCATTTCATACATTTCATTCATAACTTGTAAGTTAAACTCTTTAAACTTTTGGTCGCCAGGAACATCATAAAAGGGGTCATTTTTTGCTGACTTGCCTTGACCTAAAGTTGGCGAACATATAATTATTTTATCAAATACTTTTCTGTATGATTGTCTTATCCCGTTTTTCTTTCTTGCAGACATAACAGATGTCATTAAAGTTGTTTTTCCCGAGCCACTGGCTCCACTTATTACCCAATTGAAGCCGCTGTAATTTGGGAGTGGGCTAGGCAGAGAGTCACATAGTTGTTTGTCTAGATTGTTTGCAGTATTCATAATTTTTAGTTTTTTGTTTTTTTCTTGTTTTATATCTAGAGACATATATATATAATTAGACAAAATCCACAGAAGGAACTACTTGTTTAGGTTGTACTTCTTTTTTCACACGTGGTTTGCGTGGTGCTTTTTCTCCAGTTGCTTTTTTCGCTTTTGGTTCGGCATAATGATGGTGCACTTCTTTAACAATAACTTTTGGTTCAACAACTTCAGCAACTTCCGCTTTTGGTTTGCGTGTATATTTTCTTTTTGGTTTTGTATCAGTTGGTTCTTCTGCTTGTGGCTCTTCAGTTTCTTGGCGAGTAATTGGGGCTGGTTGGGCTAATGCTTTTCGTGCTTTAGAAGCTTCACGAGCAAGTCGCATTTTTTCTTTGTGTTCTTCTGTCATAACACGTTTTGGTTTTTCTACTTTAACTTCAGCAACTGGCTCAACTACTTTTACCTTTTTCGCATATTTACGCTTTGGTTTCTTTTCTAAAGAGGTGTCGTCTACAACTGGTTCAATAGGGAATTGTTCCGGTTCACTTTCTGTGTCACTAATTTGGTCCATTATAATATACCTAAAGAAAATATTTTTATATTATTATAGTATAATGGACGATGAGCTACATGAAAAACTATTGGACTTAAAAGTTGCTAAAGATTTTAAAGAAACTATTAAAAACACGAAAAATCTTATAAAAAGAGATACACAAGACATTCCTTCTTTAAATGATCTAGGTGATTTAAACAAAGGCAATTGGGTTGAACACGACGAAGGAAATTTTGCTAAAATGTTTGAAGGACTTTTAGACTATTGTGCAGACGAAGAAGAATATGATAATCTTGATTGGAACACTGTTAATTATCAAGTATATGGAGCAGATTATTATGAAGAGAAATTTCCTGGCTTTAGTGAAGAAGTGTATGAAATACTTGCTAAATCAACTGAAGAAGAAAACAAAATCATTGATAATAGAATTCCACCTATTGAAATAAAACACGGAGAGTTTACAGTTTCTTTTGACTAGTATATATATATGAAACTGATAAGCATTAAACCAAGCACGAACAAAGATAAAAAACTTATGGCGACATTTGAGCGAGATAATGGACGGCAAGTTACAACTCATTTCGGTAGTAAAGGCATGATGGATTATACCAAGTATTATCCTAAAGACCCTAAAGTTGCTAAACAAAAGAAGGAATCTTATTTAGCACGACACCGAGAAAATGAAGACTGGAATGATGTGACGAGTGCCGGTGCCCTTGCGAGGCATATCTTGTGGTCTGAACCAACGATTGAAGCGTCCATAAAAAAGTTTAAGAAACGTTTTAATTTATAAGTATTCTTAAATCCTATAAATTAAAAAAGGTTTGGGTTTAAATCAATTTTATGATTACTTCGCCCAACTCATACCGAGACAGACCAGACGTTAGTGCCGCGGGTGTTAAGAGAAATCAAAATCGTAAATTGCGCAAAAAAATCAATCTGGCACGCCGCCGCTCCACTATATACACCACGATAGTTGACGGTAGAACTGATAGTGCTTACACCGCTGTATAGGCGTTGCGAACGACCATCACTTAAACCAGTTTCAAGTTCTACTGCAGTGATGAACGAACCAATATTGGAATCAGTATCTATACCACCTGCTTCATCACCAGCAGGAGCATCAATAACATATGGTTCAAGAACACCAGCAATAGCACTAGCACCATCTGTGCCGTTTCCGCTGTAAGAAGCATTTGATTTTACCGCTACGTTGAAAGACGATTGTTTATCAAAGTTGACTAGCGAGTGGTCAGATAATAGATATTCGGCTAATGCTTCAGCACCTTTGTTTTCTACAATTACTGGGCGAGCTGGGTATTGTTCGCCGTTGATGAAAATGCTGTATTGTTGAAGACCATTTTTAGCACGATTACCTAGAGAGAATTTGGTGGAGTCGTTGATGGTTCCAGTTGGTCTATGGCATACGATAATGCGTTCTAAAGATGAAACCGATATGCCTAAATTGGCGGTTACAGCAGAGTCAGCACCCATAGTCGTGCCTACGTTTTGGTAAGACGAAGCAAGAATATTATATACACCACCCGTCATTTGGTCTACTTGTGCTTGAGCACCTGGCGATAGTTCAGTGAAAACGCATACGAGTTCTACTTCGGTGAAGTTTAGAGCAGTTGGTGCCGAACCCGAGTTATATAAAGAGTTGGCGATGCTTTCTAGCGTGATTTTGAATTGAACAGGAGCAGACGAGAACAATGGCTGGAGCCTTAGGGGAGTTGATAAGCCTAGCGGATGCAGTACGAATGGGACGCAAAATGTACGAGCAGTTCCTGCCTCTAAATCTTCACCCGCTTGGTAACCACCGTTTGTTCCTAATAGTACATTACCTACACCCGCTTTGTAAGCAGGGGACGAATCGCCGTCCATTAGAATGGTCATCAATACGTTCCAGTTAGGAAGGTCAAATATTTGAGCACCAGCAGTCATGCACTGAACACGATTGATAAAACCAGCAGCACCGCATCGGTCTAATGTTCCGGGGTTGGTTACAGCAGTTGTTTTGAATTTCAAGTAGCATTGGTTCCAGTTGCAGTAAGTTCCAGCAAGGTTGGAAGGCATATCAATATTTACGGTTTGACCAGCAGTAAACGATTGTCCGTTGTTTGGACTGATTTTTACACGGTAAGAACGACTAGCGACCGCTCGTCTTTTTTGCATTGGGTAGTTTAAACTCTCGGACATAGCATCGGGTGCAGACATTTATAATATTATACAATATAATAGTATAAATCCATTCTAAATATTTAAACGATTTTACTTCCTAAACCGAATACCGCTTTTCCAGCCGCGCCTCCAGCTTCTAGTGTTGCAGCAACTGGTTCGAACCCAGCCAAAGCAGCAACTGGTGCAGCCGCCATAGCAATATCTGACGCTTTTAGTCCAAGACGCATAGAAGTATGTGCCATTTTTTTTAGTCCAATTCGGTTAGAGTGTGGTTTCTTGTGTCCAAAGCCCATATATATTTACATTCTAAATTATGATTTACTCTCTCACAAATTGGTTCGTTTCGGGGTTATAAACTCCTTCAAACTCACCTTGATTTAGTTTAGGTATTTGTGCTAATTTGCGTAGTTCATATTGTATTGTTCCTTCTTCCATAGATCGTAACTCGGGCTTATATTTAAAATCAATCTTTAAAGTAATCTGTGCATCACCACTAAATATATTAAGGGCTTCGCCTTTTGTATCTGTTAAAGTAAATGCAATATTATTAATAGTTCTTTTTCGTATGACGAACCGTTGAACTTCCATTGGTCTATAAAAAATATAATATCCATACGGACTATTATTATCAATACGAACCATTGCATTATCAGTTGTCCCAGTGCTGTTTAAATTAGGAACACTAATATCTGTAAACTTAACAAAAATAAAACGAGTTCCCGAGAAGTTAATTATACTGGGCATCGTTATATGATAAGAAGGGTTGGTTGTAGCGTTCAATAATATATTATTGTCTTCGTCATAATATGCCGGAAGATTTGTTCTAGTTTTAGCAAAGCCAATTAGATCAAAGCAATTAGTTACATAAGAGTTTGTATTTATTATTTGGAATGAATAATTACTAAACCATTTAATCTTGGAAGTAGATTGTTGAAATTCTCCATACAAAGTAAATTGATTTGCACTTTCTGTTACAATTGCTGCATTAACATAAGAAAGCCACTCTGTTACATTATATACTTTATCTATTGTTCCGTCTGCTTCTTGGAGTGTAATAGTGAAATATTTGCTGAATGTAGGAATATAAAAAGAAATCTTATTATTAGATGAAGTCACATTAGGAATGACGTTTGGAAGCGTGGCGTCTGTAATAGAGATAAGCATTTCACAATTCGTCGGAAGCATTATTGGGGTGCTAAATGAATATGTGTAATTGCCTTGACCGTTTATTTGTTTGAACACCGAGTTTTCGCTATTTAAGAATATTACTTGTGAAGAGTATGGAGTGTCGAGAGCATAACTCATATATATTTAGTCAACATTTTCCATATATAAATCCATATTATTGAGGTGTCGTTGAGATTTTTTATGTCTTGCTATATCACCACTACGAATGACTGAACCGCATAAGCATGTAATCTTTTGCATTCTTTTTTGGTTTATTTCTTCTTTGTTGTGTTGGTAATATTGATCCTTCTTTTGTTTTAGTTCTTCTTTATTGTATTCCCTATATTGTTTCTCCTTTTGTTTTATTTGTTCTATATTATCTTTCCTATATTGTTGTTGATATTGTATTTTTTCTTGTTTAGTATCTTGATAATATTGTTGCATATATACTTTAACATCATATCCATTAGGATATTTAATATACCTATCATTAATATTACACCCTCTACATACAATCTTCCTAAATAATCCAGTTTTATGGTCGTGATCCATACATCTATCGTTACTATTCTTAAACTCTTTTTGACAATGTTGACAGTTCATTGTTTTAATATATACCTCGTATAACTCGTTATAGTCGTCATATATTAAACCTCTTGATTTCCAATCTTTAATCGTGTGTGATTTATCGTTAGGCATTACACTAATACATATACTTAATCTTTAAATCAATTTTCTTATTGGTAGCCGTCAACCGAGTTAAATATATAAGTCCCGAAATTCATAGTCATACTTGGTGCGGGTTGATAGACTGGTGTAAATTCCGACCCTGGGTTATGGTTGAATGAAAAATATGCTGGTACAAGTTGTTTGCCTTGGCGTGGGAATGCCTCAACACTTGCTATTGGTTGCTTTACTAAAAAGGTTTCGTCTGTATAAATATATTTACCAGCCGGTATCACATTTGCTTGTTGTGGAGTTAGTTTCATTGTTCCTTGGTGCATAGCCATTATATATTTAAAGAAGATAAGATTTTAATGTGTTTAGAATATTGAGACAAAGGTGTAGATTTATAAGTAGAAACGCACCAAGCCTTTTTAGAAATAGTATTATGGTCGTGAGCAACACAACACATAATATTATCTATATTTGTCTCAATTATTTTATCTAAATTCTTTTCTAAAAAAGGGACAGCTTCATTTGAATTCGTGTCGCCAAACTTGCTCCATACTGATTTTTTAAAAACCATAGTGGCTTCATTTAACATAAATAAAAACATACATTTTTGTTTAAACCACTCTCCTTTACAATACATATTCATATCAGCACTACCAGCAATAGATTTATTTTCATATATCATTTGAAAAATAGAATGAGAAATATATTTAGGAGAATACATATCATCGTCGTCCATGTAACAAATGTATTCGCCTTGAGCTAGTTTAACTCCACAGTTTCGCTTCATACCTATACTCATTCTAGGAACAGTATAATATCTTATAGGTATGAGTGTTCTAATACATAATGGTCTATCAATATCACTATCATCTAAAATAATAATTTCTTGAATGTTATAATAATCTTGGGAGTTAATATTATATTCTAAAAGTGTCTCAAACCTTTTTCTGTTATAGGTTGGGATCACAATCGATACACTCATTTATAGAATGTATAGATAATATTTTAAGTTATAAATATATATGTCTCCAAAAGTAAACGAAGCCGCCAAGATTGCTAAAATACATTATATTTATCAACAACGACCAAACAAAGAACGAGCAGATAATTTGGCTAAAAGAAAATTAGGAAGATTGGGATATGAATTAGACAGTGCTAATACAAATAAAGATGTCTTAACTGCTACACGAGCAAACAATGTCCATATAAATTACACTGGAACGAATGTTAATAATCCAAGAGATATATTAAGTGATGTTGCTTTAGGAGTTGGTGTTCAAAGATCTAATCAAGATTTTAAATCAAGAAGAAAGCAAACAAGAGATATTATGAGGCAATATGGCGACGATAAAGATTATAGTTTGTCCGGACATAGCCTTGGCGGAAGCCACGCTCTAAATAATATGTCTCAATCTAAATCAATAAGAGATAGAGTAAAGAGTGTTCATATATTTAACCCGGGGTATACTTTACCTTTTCATAACTCTATAAAAGTAAATAAAGAGACAAAAAAAGAATTAGATAAGAAAGTAAATGTACATCGTGTTAAATCCGATGTCGTATCAGCCCACGCAAATAAGGAAACAGCATTTGGTAATCTATTTGAGTATAAGGCAGACAAAGACGCTGACTTGTTTGATAAACATTCCCTTGAGAACTTTACTACTGTTGATTTATAATCTTGTCTCATATATAATTAGGGCGACGCTGGGACGCAATGGGACGCAATTTTAGAAAGTGTCTTATGGGGAGACTTCTATGGAGAACTCTTGAAAATTGCGTCCCATTGCGTCCCAGCGTCGCCCCCTAATTATATGTAAGATACAAAAATTGATTTGAAAAATTATATACTATATTTTTTTAATTATAAGAATGAATTTTTTTTTCAATTTTAGCAAAATAAGAAAAAAGTGGTAGGGGGGGGTGTGAAAGAAAATGAAATAAATGAAAATTTTATGGTGTCAATTTAAAACAATATTGTAATTAAAATGGTATGTAAAATGGTAATAGAAATTAAAAATAAAATTAAATAAATATGGTAATAGAAATAAAATTAAAAATTATAATTTTGTTATTGTTATGGTAATAAAAAAAATGAGACAAAACTCGCAGTAAAAATTGCTCCCTTTTTCGCTGGCTTTTTGTTTTCTTACCATAATAGTGTCAGTTTTTTCCAGTAAAATAATATTATACTATTGAGAACGGCTATAG